CTATGCCTTTAACAGTTACTCAAAATGATGTTAATCATTCACAAAGTCCTGCACAATTAGCACAAGCTTTAGGATTTACTTCAAGTAACCATTTCTTTGCATACCAAGTATCTGAAAATGTTACTTATGAACAATTAACGGATGTTACTATAATGAATAATACATTAGATAGTTCTGCAATGAAGTATTACTTAAATATGTTTGTAGATTTAGATGGTACATTAGAGGTTTCATTTAAAGGTGATTCTAATTTATCATCACCTAATGCAATTGAAACAGTTGCTAACTATACATTTAATGTTCAATCTGAGTTAAATAACTTAAAAGAAACAGTTGAGATTGAGATACCTAATGGATATACTCAAGTATCAAACAAAATCTTAGTTAATGCTTCAAGATATACTGAAGTAAAAGTTGGAGATTTCTTATTAGCAGATAATAGTGATTTCACTCCTGCATTAGGACAAGTATACCAAAGAAATTTAACTAGAATTTTAAGTAAAAGACAATATGCTGGTGATACAAGTTTAACTGAGATTACTTGTGATACAAAAATCTTAAAAACACCATTTACTAATAAAGACGGTGGTTTAGATTATCAAACAACAAGATACTCAACAGTTGACCAATATTCAACAACTTATAAAGGTATTGCAATGAAAGGATTTAGAATTAGACAAGCTTCTTTACCAGATGGTACAGAAACTAAACAAAATCAGGTTTTAAATTTAGTTGCAAAAGGAACTCCATTGTTCAAAGCTTTAATTAACAAAGAAGCATTTGACTTTAGATACTTAGTTGATGCATTTGGTTTAGGTTTAACTGAAAGATCAAAACAACAATTAGTAGATATTTGTGGTGAGAGATTGAATGTATTTGGTTTCATTAACATGCCATCATTAAAATCGTTCAAAAACTCTTCTTCTCCAAGTTTCGTAAATAAAGAAGGTGTTTTACAAGCAGAGTTTATTGCTAAAGGTGGTGATCCAGAAAGTAATCCTGCATTCCTTTACTCATTTGGTGACGGAAATGGAGTATCAACAGTTGGTTATTTCACTCCTTATGTAACAGTAAATGATAATGGTAGACCATTGGCATTCCCACCTGCTGCTTATGTTGCGACAACTTATATGAGAAAACATACTTCTATTGTAAGTTCTATTACACCTTGGACAATTGCTGCTGGTGTTACAAATGGTAGAGTTACTAATATTGCTGGTGTTGAACACGATTTTAACCCAACAGATATTGAATTCTTAAATCAAGCACAGATTAATCCAATTGTATTGAAAAGAAACAGAGGATATGTAATTGAGACAGAAAACACTGCATTAACAATCTATAAATCAGCATTATCTTTAATCCACGTGAGAGAAGTATTAGTTGAGTTAGAAAGAGAACTTGCTGCAATGTTACTTGATTATCAATGGAAATTTAATACTCCAGATGTTAGAGCTGAAATTAAATTAAGAGCTGACGTTATTTGTGAGACTTATGTAAACAAAAATGGTTTATATAACTACTTCAACAAAATGGATGACGAAAATAATACTGTTGATGTTATAGATGCTCAAATTGGAGTTTTAGATACTTATGTAGAACCAATCAAAGGTATGGGTATCATTGTAAATAATGTTACAATTTTAAGAACTGGTGCTATTGCAGCTGGTGGTTTCATCAACGCATAATCACTCAAATAAATAACAAAAAACCCTATAGAAATATAGGGTTTTTTTATTTTAAACCAATTTGTTATTATTTAATATAATAGAGACATTGATTATGTCAATATATAAATAAAAAATAATAACTAAATTATGGCAGATAATAATATGAGCGAAGAAGATTACTTAAAAAGACATTTAGGTGATATAGAAGCTGGAAAAAAAAATACAACAAACACATTTTCTGATAATGTAGTAGAACCTGTTATTGAAAGTAATAGAACAAGTGACTTGCAATATTTAACCTTTGATGTTAGAGATTTTCCTTGTGGAAAATTCTATCCTGTTGGAACTATGTTTATGGTTAGAGCCGCACAAGTTAGAGAAATTCAAGCTTATTCTATGGTAGATGATCAAAATTTCTATGATGTTGTTGAGAAAATGAATGATATGTTACAAGCTTGTGTAAGAATTAAATATACTGATGGTAGAGTTGGATCTTTCTTAGAAGTAAAAGACCAAGATAGAATTTACTTAATATTCTTGATTAGAGAATTAACATTCCAACAAGGAAATGCACTATCGGCTAACGCAAGATGTACTTGTGGTCAAGATGTTGCGATTGAATTGAAAAGAGAAAACTTTAGATTTCATAAAATAGATGAAAAATTAGATAGATTTTATTCACCTGCATCAAACGCATTTTCATTTAAAACTATTAATGGAGGTCAATTTGAAATTACTCCTCCAAATATTGGATTACAGAAATCTTTTACTGATTATATCATTAAAGAAAATAATGAGAAGAAAACTCCTAACTTATCATTCTTAAAAATTATTCCATTTATGTTAAATGGTAGAACATCTATAACAATGGATGGTATTAAAGCTAAACTTGCTGAGTTCGAGCAAATGGATGATATTTCATTCCAATTCTTAAATGCCGCAATCGGTAAAATGACTTTTGGTATTGAAAAATTAGGTAAGATTTGTGACTGTGGTGAGGAGGTTACCACAGACATGCAATTTCCCAACGGAACGTCAGGTATTTTCGTTATTCATGATGCCTTTGAAGCATATATTAAAGAATAAGTTATTACTTCAAAAACATTTTCATACACAAGAAGTTGCTATGGATTTATGGCCATTTTGGATGCTTGAAGAAAACATTAAACTAGTTAATGAAATCCTTGAAGAAGAAGAAAAGAATCAGAAAAAAGAAGAAGAATCTCAAAGAACTTCAATGCCAGATACAAATTCAATGATGCGAAACGCACAAAGTATGACCGGTAATATGCAAATGCCAAAGTTCTAAAATAAAAAAAACTCATCGAAAGATGAGTTTTTTATTTTTGTGTAGTTTTTATTAATAACCTGAAACCAACGGTGGGTTGATTGTAAAGTTGCTATCGATATACTCGTCAATGAAGTAGTCATATACGAAATCAACATTAACTGCTTGTATAATTTCTGCTGTACTCCAGTCTAAGTCATAACCTTGTAGTTTACTTATTTGACAGTTTTGGAATGTTACTCTTCTTAAAACAACACCTTTTTTATCATGTTGGTTTACAATAATAGTTCCAATTAAATCACTTTTATAGTGAAGTGAACCATTTTGAGAATTAAATAGTAAGTCATACCAAGCTTTCATTGTATTCCAATTTTCCATAGATCCTTGTTGATTAACATTAACCTGTATTGGAATCTGTAGAGTACCAGAAGTTTTGGTAGGAGTTGTAAGAAACTCTCTTGTAGAGTATTTGAATCTTTGTTGTTTAGCAGTAATTTCAAATTCCGTTAAATTGTTTAAAGAAATTTTAGTTGCATTTTGTAACAACAAGATCGGATTTCTACCTTGTGCTTGTAAGATAACAGGTAATATAAATGTTATCTCAAATAGGTTTGTATATACTACTTCATCTGGTAGTGTACCTGGCCCCCCAGGTGAACCTACTCCTTGTAATTGGGTAAAGTGAGGTAATGGCATGTCTTTTTTTATTATTTTTTGTTTAACTTGATTAACAAATTATTAAATTATATATTAATTAATTTAAGATCTCTTGTTTCTTTCTAATGGAATTTCTCTAATCATTTTATCGATAATTTTACTTTTTTTATCAATAAACTCATCTACTTCATCCATTGTAGTTGGTATATCAGCACCTGAAAAATCCATTTCTAAATTGTCTATTGTTAGACCTCCAGCATGTGGATTGGATATCTTATATCCTTGTTGAATTCCTTTAACGTAACATTGTAGTAACATACTCTTTATACTTTTTACTACTCTATCTTCACGTTTTTCTATCTCAACTAAGTTATCCCAATGTTGATCATCTTCAGTCGATTCATTAAATCTTTTTAAATAATCCATTATAATCATATAATTTTTCTATACTATATATTATAATAAAAAAGTGATTTTTTTCTAACTTTATTGATAAAAATGATATAAATAAAAAAGAATTTTTATTAATGAGAGTTTTTATGATAACTGACACTCATTTCGGTATTTATCTTAATAATTTAGATAAATGGTTGAATATGATGGAGTCAACATTTTACAATTTTGTAATCCCTTACTTAAAAGAAAATGTAAAAGAAGGAGATGTTCTAATACATCTCGGAGATCTATTTGATAATAGAACTAGTTTACCTATTATTGTTTTAAATAAAGTAGAAAAAATCCTCAGAGAATTAGCTCAGATACTACCAATACATATAATGGTTGGAAATCATGATCTTTGGAACAAAGGATCTAATGAAGTAAACTCTGTTAGATTATATGGTTATATCGATAACATTACTGTATATGAAGAAACCACAACATTAGATTTGGGTGGTCAAAAAATTGTTTTAATGCCTTGGGTTGAGAAAAGAATAGATATGGTAAATGAGATTAGAACTAATCAAGGAGATTATCTAATGTGTCACTCTGATTTGAATGGTTGTAAAATGCACCTTAATTCGGTTGCACATAGAAACCCTGATAAGATTGATGTAGAAGATTTTAAGTCATATAAGAGAGCTTTCTCTGGTCACATACACATTCGCCAAGAGAATAGTAATTTCACGTTTATAGGGTCTTTATATCAAATGGATAGAAATGATTATGGTGATCAAAAGGGAATAACCATCTTGGATTTATCTGATGATGAAGTTACTTTTATACCAAATACTTATTCACCAGTATTTAGAAAGTTCAATGTTATTGATGAAAATGATGTTGAGAAATTAGATAGTTTAAGAAATTCAAAAGATTATATTGATTTATCTATTTCAAATAATTTACTTATTAGTAATAGAAAGTTAAGAAGAAAGTTAGAAGTTTTATTAGAGAATAGTGGATTTGCTTCAGTTGATTATATTGATGATATAGTTACTAAGGTTGATGAAAAGGTAGATACGACACCTGATGAAGAATTTGATGAAGAAAAATTAGATATTTCTATACAACTTGATTACGCTGATTATATAAAAGAGTATATAAATAAACAAAAGTATGATAATGATACTTTTAGAGAAGGAGTAGTAACTGAATATGATGAGGTTATTAGAATTTATAATGAGAACTATAGTTCTAAAAAAGATTAAAAATGAGAGCAGAAAACGTATTTGAAAGAATTACAAATGGAATACTATACAATCGTAATTTGAAAGTTTATACAAAAGATTATTTACAAGAAATTGTAAAAGAACTTGAACAACAAGAGCAGTTTGAGAAATGTATAAAACTAAATGAATTTATAAGTAAAAGATTTAGTCACGAACTAAATTACAAAAACCCTATTGGAAAATAGGGTTTTTATTTTTTATTTAATATCCACTCTCCCCATTTACCGTCCTTTTTGAACTTATATCTTGTCGGTTTTATAATTGGTCCAATGTATCTTAATGCAACTGTTTCAGAAGATTTTAGTAAATCATTTTTAATCATTTCTTTTATGCCAAATTTATCTAACCTTTCCATAAAATTTTTAGTAAGTGGTGCACCATAAATATTATTTACTATTTTAACTTTATTACTTTTAGTATCTATAGGTAGGTAACACCAATCTTCTTTTGAAGATTTTGGTATTACACCTATATCTTCATTTCTAAATTTTATTGGTTCAAAAATAAAATCATCTTTATTTATTTTATTCCCAAATATTAAAAAGTAACTATCATTAGATGATATAGTAAAGTTATCATCAAACATATCTTTTAGTTTATTTATATAGTTTTCAACTATTTTTGATAATCCATAATTCATTTCATAATCTACATCAAAATTATCAGACTTAGCATCTGCTTCTAACTCAATCATTAAATCAACCATTCTAGAACCAACACCTTCTTGCTCTTCACACCATTTTTCTGATGTATTTACATAAAATCCAATACCTTGTCCCCAAGATAACGCATTATCTGTTTTTATACCTGATAGTAGTCGTTCTAATTGATCTTTTGAACTTATATGATATACTTTATTTTTGTCTGTAAAACTTTCAAATAACTTTAAATATCTCATAACTTCTGTAATTTTATTTTCAAGTCTCCAGTTCCTTTTATAACTCTGTGATAAACTCCCATTGGTATAAAAACTTCACCTTGAATAACTTTTGGTAATTCATCATCTAATTGTATTTGCCAATCTGTTTCACCAATAGATTCAATTATCCTATCTTCTCTATCCCTGTGCCATAAATAATCTCCAGAGTCTGTATCTTGTTTAAATTCTCTGATAAATACATTATCTGATACGATTTCTTCTTTAAAAGGTAATTCCATATTGTTAATTATATTTTACCAGTAGCCGGGGTAGGTACGTCCGTTCCACAGATGTCCAAATTTGTTAATTCTGCACGCCCAGTAGCCTGCTTTAGTTTTGTCTTTCTTAGTTGAACATTTATGTCTTGCTGCAAAAGAACTTCTTGCTTTAGGATTACTTACTTTGGCAGTCAAACCACCGTGAACATCACCAAATGAAATCTTTTTAACATTTCCAGTTTTAGGATTTTTAACAAATACATGATATTTCTTAGCACCACCTCTCATAGGATAGTTTAATTTAACTTCTTTACCTTGATATTCAGCTTCATTTATTTCTTCAATAGTTTCCATTGGTAAATCTAATGGAACAGAAACACCTTCATATTCTACAAATCGACCTATATCAGTTGATTCAAATAATTCAGTATCTAAGTCAGATAATTCAATTTGATTAGAATCAAATAATTGTCTAGCTTCTTTAATTAAGTTAAAGTATTGATTAGACCCGGGTCTGAATACATTTTCTACAATAGGTTTATTGTTATCTATGTGGTATTGTAGATTTTCTGATATTCTACCAGAGAATGATTCAAATAGTTTTAAGTACTTCATATTATGAATTAATTTTTAGTATATATTAATTATCAAGAACCTAAAATTTAATATATAATCAAAACACAATAAAATTAAATGTCTAGTCACGAAAACTTATATTTCTTTAATAAACAAGGAGATGCTCTAAACTTTAGATATGATGATACAACTCAACTATTTCAAGGAGATATTCTATTTGATCAAAATTCAAACGATACTTTTAAAACATTTGCTCTTTATACATTAGAGAGAATTCCTGCTTTTGAATTTGAATCACCTGGTGATTTAGGAACTAATAAGTTTCAATTATTTAATGAGTATGGTTTTCACTATTATGGATGTACTAACTCATCTAAGCAACAAATAACAAAGATTGAACCAGTAAATAACGATCCAGATTTCTATTCTAAATGGATTTATGGTAAGGATTTTGATGCAAAATTTCCAGTTGGAACTTTGATAGTGTTTAATCAAAACTTACTAGAGTTTACAAATGTAAATCAAACATATGTTGTTACTGGAACAAAAAAGAATGCAATTTTAATTATTTCTACGGTAGACAACTCTACTTTTGAAACAACCTACTATAATGATTACTCTGATAACAATTTATATTCTGATAAGACTATTTCTGGTATTGATGCAATTGGTGTTTATAATTATATTGATACAAACTATGTTAATAATTTATCACCTTGGAGTGAACCTAATTTCTATGACAAAGTTTATAAGGGTAAGAAGTTAAATGTTATAAACAGTAAATCTAATGATGGTACTTATACAATTAAGGGACCTCAGATTACTGATATTATTCATTTTGAATATTTAGCTAGTCAAGTAACGTTACCGGTAGATTCTGATTTAATTATTGAGGTTGTTTTGGGTACAGATTTACCCAAATTATATGATGGTGGTTTAAATATAACTGGTGATAGTAAGATATTAGTAAATGATTATTTACATTACCCAAGAGTTTTAAGACCTGGTCAAGAATTTAAGATAGTGGGTTCGGTACTTAATGAGAACTTCTTAACTATGGCGGATGTTTATGATTTTGAATCAATTTATAATGTTAAATATTATGATTTAGATGAACAAATATACTTTCAAGGTAAGTTATATCAGTGTATATTAGGTTATACACATAGTTATGTTGATGATACTACTAAGTATTTAACTCCTAAAGTAGATACTATACACTGGTCTAATCCAACTTATATTAAAGTAAATGAAACTACAACTATTGAACCTTTATTATCTGCACAATTGTACTTAACAAAAGAAAAGTATTATTATGATTATGGATATACACAATCTGCTGCGGTTACTTTAGCTTCGGCTGCTGAAAAATACAAAACAGATTTAAGTATATTTAATGTAGACCTTTATTATGATAAAGGTTACTTAAAAGCGGATTTGATTTATCCAAGTAGATATGCTAAGGTTAATTTTTATCACACTTTAGTGGATCCAATGAACTCTATTGGAACTGAATATAGAGCTTTTGAGAGACTTTTGGAAGTAAATGAAACACTTACTACAGAATTTAATTATGATTACTCAGAGAACTTTAAATTTAATATTGTTTTTACTGATTTAGACGAATATGGTTTAAAACTAATAATAGATAAACAAGTTTATGAAGAAGAGATTTCTTATGTTTATAGTGGTATTGGATTAGATATGTCAAGAACTATTGATAAAACACTTAGAAATTGGTTAACTAGAAATTATCTTACTTTATATAAGTTGGGTATTGATGTTGAGTTATCTTATACTTATGTACCAAATTTAGGATTACCTATAAGTTCATTATTTTATAACTCTATTGTTATTAGAACTGAATATCCTAATATTCCTATTGATATAAGTAAAGTTTTGGTTGGTACAACTGCAAATTATTTTATTGAACATTCAAGAGTTCTTTTTAATGATTTAGGGCCTTCTTTGAATATAAAGATAAATAATAAGGATCACATTGTACAAACATCAAACTTATATCCATTAAATATAAATGCAAATTTACTACCACTTAATAGTGAAATTATTGGTGCAACTTCTGGTGTATTTAGTGTTACTTTTGATACAGGTGATACTGCAAATATATCGGTTGGAGTTGATGGAAAGGTATCATCAATTTCACTTTTATCAGTTGGTAATGTCGGTTATTCAATAGGTTCAACATTTAGTTTGGAATTTGGTGATATAAATGGTACGTCATCTATTGTATTTGAAGTTGATGCTAATGATTTACAGAGAAAGGCTGATGTTCCCAAAACTTTAAAAAATTGGGTTGATTTATATGCAAGTGATTTATTAGAATATGGATTTATTATTACAAATATAAATAATGTTTTAAAATTTGATATAAAACAAACTGATGTTTCTTTTGATTATACTATTAAAACAGGTAAGGTTGATTTACCTGGTTTGTCTGATTATGTAATAACCAAAAAATTGAAAGGTAATCTTGGTGGTTTAATTACTTCTAATGAAGTTATACTTTCTGCAACATCTTCATATTCATTTGAACAACAAGGATTTGCTACTGGTATGGTTTTCTCAATTAATAACACAATTTGGCCATTAATGAATGTTGAATATAATATTGAATATTTAGATCCATTGGTACTTAATCTAAGTTATGAAGGCCCTTTCTGGGATTATAATAATACTATTTGTGATAAATCACCATTTGTTACGATTGCATTTAACTTAGGATTTGGACAAACTGGTTGTGGTGCAATTAGTTCTACTGGAGTTGGTGGTCAATTTAATCAATATCAATTTAATGATACTCAGTTTAATATACATTTCTATCCAAATACTTATATAACAACAGATTATACTTCTACAACTAATTTAGTTGATATTAAATATATTCAATTATCTAATACTATTTTATCATATGGTGATAATTTAGTTGTACATGATTCTTATACAGGTAATTACTTAACAACTGTTTTTTTATCTGGTAATTCAAATAGTATTAAAATGGAATATAACCCAGTAAATAATTATGTTTATTGTTTATCTAAAAATGTCGTTTGGATTGTCGATCCTTCTACATATCTTTTACTTACATCATTTCCATTAAGTCATGATGCGTCTGACTTACAGATTAATCCTGTAAATGGTGATGTTTATATTACTTATAGTAATTACTCACACGTTCATATATTAAAATCTACAACATTTAATGGTGTTTTAGATTTTGATGTAGTTTCACCATTTGGTGGTCATACTGGTAAAATGGCTTTTAATGAGTTTGAGCAGGATATGTATGTGGTTACTAGTAATAACTATGTTTTAAGAATAGATGGTTATACAAGACATTTACAACCACTTGGTGCGTTTTATAATATTCCTGGTGCTATCAATACTATTGTGTATGAACCAGTTAATGAATCTATATATGTTTATGGTGCTGCAGGTTTATACAAAATTGACAATGGTGTTGTTAGTAACATATCATCTGTAACTACCGAATCATTTAATGATATTATATTTAATAATTTAACAGGGGATATGAATATATCAGACTCTTCTAATAAGATTAAAAAGTTAAGTTTAAATACAGGTGTAGTGACTAATGATGTTACTATTGCAAATCATGGTTATATGGCATTAAATCAGTATGATGGTGCGATTTATGTTTCTTCACAAAATACAAATTCAGTTATTGTTGTTGATTCAGTTACTGCACAGTTAGTTTATATGAATACTTTGATTGCACCAACAACAAAATTATGTTATAATCCAGATAGAAAGTCTATGTGGGTTCTACAACCGTCACTTAATCAATTAGTTGAGATAGAAGTTATTTTAAAAAATCAGATAACAACTGAACCAATTAAGGTTGAGGAAGTTATAGTAGATAATTTATATGGTACATTACATCCTTCTTTCAAAGAAAGAGATGATATGTGGTTAAAAACTAGAGATTATTTTAGAAGACCTAGAGAAAACTTCAATACTGATTATAGAGTTAAATACTATTGGAAATGGTTTTCTGATAATATACCTCAGTTCTTTATGTATGATTTTTCTGGTCAACAATTGACTCGAACAACAACTGGTTCATATTCATATGTAGGTCCAACACCTTTATCTACAGTTTTTTTAAATAAAAATTCAAATAAAGATATTACTAAGGTTTCTTTACCAGAGTATCAACAAACAATATTTGATACAGTTGAGTATTCATTAAGTTATATTGATGATGAACTCGATATTTCAACAGATGTTGAACCTTTACAATTATTTGTTGGTTTCAGGTCTGATAGTGAAGGTGCTTTACGTTCTTTACTTCAATTATATAAAAAAGAGGAAATATTCTTTACTATTAATTCTAGTGAGAAAGAACAGATTTATTTAGAAACATTGGATATAAATGGTCCAGATAAAAGGGGATTGATTTCTTTGGGTCAGTATTCTGTTAATTCCTTTATTGATAGAGGATTGAAACCAGGTCAACACATTGTTGTTTATCTTAAAGATAACCAAAATAAGAAGAATCAATATATTTCTCATAATAATGGTAGTATATTCAAGATTAGAGAAGTTTATACTAGTCAGCTAATATTAGATTTCTTTGATATTACTAATGATATAATTGATCCTGAGGTGTCGGTGATTAGTGACTACCCTAAGACTGGACAAACTACTTATTTAGATTTTAGTATTAAGGTAAGAGATAAAGAAATTGGTAGATTTTTTACATATGGTCAGACAGAAGAAGAGGATATTAGATTTAAGGTTGAGTTGGGTAATGTTGGTAAATTAATTGCACCAGATGATGTATTTATATTTAAAGAGTATGATATAGAAGAAGGTGGTATTGATTGGTTATATCTTAATAGAAAAAGAAAGGAGATGATGATGATGAAACATCTAATTTATCCTTATATTGGATCTTATAAATCAATTATAAATGCAATTAACTTCTTTGGTTATAATGATCTGCAATTAAATGAGTATTATAAAAATGTTGATCCTACTGCAGCTAACTTTTTAAAGTTATTTAAAGTTGAAATTCCGGATATTTTTGATAATACTGTTGAAGGTTGGACAGAAAATGACTTTATTAAGCATACTATGCCAAACGATAAATATCAGGAGACTAATTTATTTAACTTAACTTATTTTATTACTGATAAGCAAGGAAATAATGTTTTAAATTATACATTAGATGAGATTATTATAAAGTTACAAGGATTGAAATATTGGTTAAAGAAAAATATTATTCCTTTAACACATAAAATACTTGATATTACTGGTAATTATTATTTTACTGGTGGTACTCAAATACAACATAGACTACATGATCTAAGAATTGTTAATATTTATGATAATATGACTCCTATTACATTCAAATTAAATGAGGCATATCTTATGCCAGTTAATAGTGGTTCAACTGTTTATAACTGTGTATTAGATTTCTACACTATTATACCAAATGTTGGTACTGATAAAACCAAGACTGGATTAGTTGTTCCACCAACTCCATTTAATGGTAAATCATTGGTTTTGCCAGATTGTTTCACTGTTAAGATTAGAACTTATAAAACTTATAAAGAGTGGGCACCATTTGGAAATTATATGATTGGTGATAGAGTTATATATTATGGTAAATTATATGAGTCCGTTATAGATAATAATAAAGTTAATTCACCAAAAGAGTATGAGTTAGTTACACCTTGGGTATCTGGTTATACATATGATTTGACAAGTATTGTAAATTATAATAGAGATATTTACGTATTTACTAAAAGCGCAACCGCTTCTACTATTACACCTTATGCAGATAATTTTAATTGGGATAAGATTACTAAGTGGAAGGAAATTGATTGGTCTCCAGTTCAGACTATTTCTGAATTTAGATCAGGTGATAATTTGTTACCATTCAATTTTACTTTAGACTCAAATATTGATCCATTTGTGACTGTTGAAGTTATTTCTGATAATGGTTATGGTTGTATTTATAATGATAAGAAAAACTATGAAATAAGAGGTTTAAAAGATTTAACTTTACCTTATCAAGATATTGAACCAGTTGGTCCATTTGAGGCTATTATATTAAATACAGTGACTCCTAAGGTTATACATAGTCATCATCAAGTAATTAGTCTTGATTTAATTGATTCACAACCTAGTATAGAATTATAAAAATAAAATCCTTAGATTTCTCTAAGGATTTTATTTTATTTTACTTCTTCAAAGTCAGTTTCTAATTGTTTTTTAGGTTGTTCCATTGTAACATTTTCATCAAAACAAGCTACCCAGTCTTGAATATCTGCTGCTAAGTTTTTACCAATTGTATCATAGTAATTGAAAACTTTACTAACTGCACCAATTCTTTTAAGAATATCTGCGAATGTATAAGAATCCTTTGTTAATCCTTTAACTTTATACTCTGCAATTAAGTGGTAGATATAAGTTATTTCTGTTGCATTTACTAAAAATGCAATTGAATCAGTATCATTATTAAAAACTTTACTATCTTCTCTCATAGTACCTAATACTTCTGTTAATTCAATTGCTATGAATATAGTATTAACATCGTATTCTAATTTACTTTGAATTAAATCAGTTATAAACTTAAATTGAGTTCTATTTAAGTTAAAGTTATATTTTGTTGCTTTTAAAGCGTTTGTATAATCTGCCCAAAGTTGTTGTGCATCTTTGTAAAGATTATCTTTTTCTAAATCTGTTTTACCTTCACCATTATTATTTTTAGTAAAGTCTAATACCGCTTGGTATTTAGTATCTAAGTTATTTTCAAATTCTTCACTGATGTTTCGGAAATCTACATTATTATCTGTAAAAATAACACTTGGTTTAACTACGTTTGTTTGTATGTCTGACATATTTTATTTATTATTTTTATACGATAAAATCGTTATCTTGGTCTTCTTTTTGTTCAACAAAAAGTGCTTCAACTTGGTTAGCTCTACTAACTTTTTCTACTCCGTATTTTACTACGATAGAAGAGAATGTATTAAAGTCAGTTCCTACTAATTTAATTTTACCACTTTCTAAGTTCATGTTGATTTTATCAATTTCTTGTTCGATTAAGATAGTTCTTGATTCTTCATCAAAAGCATCCATTAAATCCTCATTGATAGTAACTTTTAAATCTTTTTTAAGGACAAATGCGTAATCATCTGCAATTTTAGCGATTTTAATAAGTTGTTTTTGTTTTTTTACTCCGATGAATTGGAAGTCGATTTGTACCGGAAATGTTTTTTTATTAAAAACATCGAAAAAGTCATTTATAGTATCTTCTGATAGCTCATAAAAATTATCCATATTATATTTTATATTTTTATATTATAAAAAATAATGTGAAAAAGTTTTACTTATCTGAATAAAAAATAAGATAGTATACTTAGAATTAGTACACTTGGTATTACCTTATAATAAAGATTATTATA